TCCACGTTCGTATGCTCATACGGACGCCTCGTTCATTATTTTGCCCAACAGCTGTCCAGTTGCATATTGCTGTTTGTTGCATAAAGAATTGGTCGCCAGAACAAACGAGTGTTCCCCACCATTGTCCGTCAAAAGGAGCAACTAGACCGCCGCTAACCCTGTATGTGCCAGCTTGCCAATGTAAGTCGTTAACATTGTTGCTATCAGCAAGTTTGCTAAATGTGTATAACGACCCCTCATCCCTGTTTAGAACCTGCACGCCTTTTGTGTATATTTTACCCTTAACATCTAATAGCCCAGTTTCGCCATAATCTTTGCCATAAGCTGGCGTTCCGCCTACCGCCACACGCCCATCATCGCCAATAAAGAACTGCGGCTGTCCTTGGCTAATTACAATAGCTTTTGTAGTAGTGGCTAACTTATCTGTTGCTCTAACCTCCAAGTCCCACGATGCCGTATTATCCAGCGAAAGCGTAATGCTGTTAATAGTTAATGCGCCATCGGCGGCTACGCTAGCCGTAAGGTTAGTCCAGCTACCCCAAGTGCTAGTGTTCTGGTTTTTGTAGCGGTATTGCACATTGCCAACAAGGTCGTTTTTGCGCACGCCGCCAACCGTAATTGGACTAATACTGCCACTAAACGCAACAGTAGTATTGTTTTCAAAGTTATTCAAGCGTGTTGCTACGGCGTTAAGATATGGGTTGTAGTAATCAACAATGGTCACATTTTTATTAACCGTAGTGGAATTGCCACGGCTATCGGTTGCCCTAACCGCCAACGTCTGCGTGCCAGCCGTAAAGTAATTATCTGTAAAGTTTAACGTGTTGCCGCTTGATGAGTAGTAGGCGCTAACGGACTTACCAGACAAGCTAGCTAGGTAAGTCTGCATACTAGATTGTTTATTTGCCACCGCCTTATCAGCCGAGCTAATAGTCACGGCTAAAGTAGATTTGCCAGAAACTAGCACTTGGTTGTTGCCAGTAATAGCCGTTATAGTGCCGTTGGTGTCCGCATAGCCAAAGTTGCCAAAGGATGGGTTAGCATTTACTATCCACATCGTTGCATCTTTTGAGTCGTAAAATGTAGTGCTACCAATAATAGTCCTAACAAAGAACTTAACCGCCAAAGAGTTGCCATTTGGGCAAGCGGCACGCAAAGTATCACGCTCTGCGTTGCTTAAATAGAACGTGTAGCTTAATGTGCCAGTTTTGTTAATATCACGGTATTGGACGTAAATAGTTTGCCCATCTGGGCTTGCTATACACGCTTGCAACGAGCCTACGGCGTCGCCAGCCGCATTGGTATAAGTAATTGTTGGGTTGCCATCATCATTAAAGTCTTGCACCGTGCTTAAATACGCTTGGCGTGCAATAGTTGGCAATGTCCAGCTTTTACTACCACTAACGGCGTGTCCGCTACTCCAATAGAGGTTAATAGTTGCGCTGGCGCTAAATGATTTTGTGCCATCCGCATTGTGCGTAATAGTTTTAGTGCCGCTAATAAGCTCTTTACCGTTGCCATAGTATGTGCCACCGCCACTAAATGATTTACTTGTGCCAGCGGTGGTAGTAGAACAGTTATAAACCGCAATGCTAGAGCCGCTACTTGCACCGCCACCAAGCACTAACTTGTAGCCAATATTCGTGGTGTTGTTTGCAACGCTCTGGCTATTTACCCACCAGCTGTATGTAGCACGCTTTGGATAATTTGCACCAATACCGCTTGTGTTGTCCGTGTCGAAACTTCCGCTTGTTGCCATATCTTATACTCCTTAATTATCCTTTTTGACAAACGCCCAGCCTTGCGCCGAGCCGCCAGTAATGCTAATAACTTTTAGTGGCGGCATCTCAATCTGTTTTTCCGAGTGTAGTTTTTGCACCACCGTAGTATCACGGTTAAGCGAGAACACCGTTTGCGTGCTACCGCCAGCATCCGAGTAGCCATTAAAGCCAAGTGGCGTAATTTCAACGTAGTCGCCATCATACACCGAGCTTTTAACCTTAACGCCATTTTTGGTCACGGCAACTTGCGTGTTTAAAATCTCGCCGCTCGCTTGCACCCATAGCATCGTGGTATCGCCCATATTTAGCATTAGGTCAGTAATAGCAAACTCATCAATGTTGGCATCAGTTTCAACAACAACATCAAAGTAGTCCTCGCTAGCGGTAATATCCTTTAGCTCAAAGCTTTGCCAAGTATATGCTGTGCCGCTTGCAAGCTCCACTCTGTAATCATCAATACTGTTAGTAAGCCGCACGGTTGCGTTGCCAAGTAGCGATTTTTTAGCTTTAAAGCTCAAGCTATACTTTTGCCCACTCGTTGCATCAACCACTACACGCTGGGTAATACTACTACTAACGCCCAAGTTAATCTGGTTGCCGCTAACTGCGCCATAGCTAATACTCTCTGGGCTAGTAGAGCTAGTAATTGTGCCTACGTTAGTCCAATCAACAAGCCCACCGCCGCTAGCGTTGGTATCATAGCCCACGCTGTTAAATATAAGGTTGCCACCACCAGTTTCTTGGATGGTAGTAGTAAGGTTGTTAATGGTCTGATTTACAATAGTGTAGTTTTCCGCTACCTCATCGCCAAGCTGGTCTAGCTGGCTAACAATACTACTAATTTCTTGGTTTTGCTTATCTACCTTAATTTCTGTGTTGTAAATGGTTTTAGTAATACCGCCAGCGAGTGCGTAATTCGTTTTGCTTTCGGTAAGCGCCTCGCCTTTAATCGTTTCGGTAATACCGCCGCCAAGGCTTAACTTAACCTCGGTAATAATAACTTGCCAGCTATTTACGCCATCGGTAATAGTGATGCGGTCACCAACCGTGTGCCAGCCGTGTCCTTCGGTAGTAGCCTCAAATGGGTAATACCAAAAGCCGTTAATAGCGTTAAAAATAGGCGTAATAAGCGTTTCACGGTCATCGTCCAAAATCTCGTTATTAGCTAGCTTAATCTCAATAGGCGTATCTGCTAGTGGGTCGCTCTCAACAACATTATCCTCTTGCGGCTGGCGGCTCAATACTACCGTGTTAATTGCGCCATACTTATCCAAAAGCTTTACGCTTTTAAGGTTATCGTAAGTAAGTGTTTCGCTACTAACCATTTGTGGCTCAACAAATAGCACATCGCCTGTGCCATCAACAGCGCCACATAAGCTAGCCGTAGCGCCAGCAATTTCGCCCATAACATCACGCAAAGTTGCGTTGTTAATGTTTGCGTATAAGTCCTCCGCAATGCTGTATGTGCCGTTTGGCAATAGGCTAACATCCGTGGCTAAATCAACGCCAGTATTGTTAGCTACAACCGCTTGCGCAAGGTCTGCAACTGTTAATGGGTATTGTATAGTTGCGCTAGAGTAAGCCAAGCTAGCAAGATAGCCCAAAGCATCCACGCCTTTTAGCTTTGTTATGCCTTTTTCAAGGTCTGCTGTTTGCTCTGTGATGCGATAAAGCCCAATGTTAATGCTACTCCAAGTATCGTTGTCTGCATCGATAAGCACGCTTAACTGCACAGCGGCTCTATAACCAAGTAGCGAGTAGCTAGTGCCAAGTAGCGTAAAATCAATAGCGCCAGTTGCGGCGGTAAAATAATTGCCGCTTGTTGCTACGTTTAAGCTAACAAGCTCATCCTCGCCAGTATAAGTTTGCGTATCGCCCTCGCTAGTAAGCGTAATAGTAGTTTTTAATTGCTTTACTGGCGCTTTCATTGCGCTCTTAAAAGCGGCGGATGCGTTAATAGCCATCTATACACTCCTTGAAACTGGAACTAGGCTAACCGTAAATGGCTTGTAAAGCCCACGGCTTTTGTCCAGCATATCTACGCTGTAATCGCTCGCATAATAGCTAGCGGTTTTTGTTGTCTTGCTTTTAGGGTCAAAATAAGTCACGCTAAAATAAGGTTTATTTAGTAGTGCCGCAATAGTGCTAACCGCATTTTCGGTTAGGTTGCCGCCAATTTCAAGTTCAAGCTTTGGGAAAATACCAATTAGAGTAGCCCTAACATCGCCAGCCATATTGCGCTCTGCATTGCTCCAAAGCTTTGCATAAGTCACTTTATAGGTTTTAAGGTTAGCTATCGTAGTGCCATCTATGGTAAGTAAATTACCAGAGTAAGCCATAATGGATATACACCTTTCTTTATTTAGTTTTAGTAGCTCGTTTGCGTGCCGCAACCACTTTTGCATCCACGTTCTCAAACCACTCATCGTATTGTTTAACAAGCCTAGTAATATCGCCGTTGCCGCCGTTTTTGTGGTAGATTTGGTATTCATCGTGTATCTCGCCATAGTTAGTTGGGTAGCGCCCAAAGATTTCCCAGCCAAACTCATCCCACATCACTTTATTTTCAATGCTAGCCTTTGCCGCATTGCGGCGGCTGGCTCTGTTTTGCATAGCGGTAGCGATGATGGTAGCGCTAGTAGGCAAAAGCCCACCAGCACCAATTAACGCTATAATCACACCATCGCTCATTGCTACTACCTCTTGTTCTTTTTGTTGTAAGTAGCGCTTGCACGGCTAACGGTCAAGCCAAGTAGCATTTCCATAAATACCATAATGGCTGTAATCGTTTTTTCTACCTCATCTGCAAGTGGAAAACCCCAAATGGCGCTAATTGTTGCCCATAGGAAAATAACCGCTGGAAAAACAACTTGACAAATATACTTTAAAATGTCGTATGTTTTGTTGCTCATAAAGCTACTAGCTTTTACTTTTTTAGTTGCCATATAAACTCCTTTATCCTTTAAAGCCATATTTTTTAAGCATTGCGTATGTCGCCGCTCCTGTATTGCCGTCCTGCTTAAGCCCAGTTCGGCGCTGGAACTCTTTAATTGCGCCAGCCAGATTTTTGCCGTAGTAATTGCCCAATGCGCTAGCTGGCGTGTAGGCTGGAAATACCTTGCGCATAAAGCTGGAAAGCTCGCCAACCCTCTTGTCGTTATCGCCTAGTGTCCAATAGCCTCTAGCTGGTAAAAAGCCAGTTGCTGGCGTATCAACCCACTTAACAACACGCACGTTGTCGCAACACTCACCCCAGCCAAATACTTTAAAATTAGCAAGACCATTAACAACACGCTTGCCATCGCTATAAACTACGCCGTGGTCGCTAACAACAACGTGTTCATAAACGCTACTGGTATCAATATAAACTGGCACAGCAACATTTACTGGCACATTTTTGCCAGCGTGGAAAGTGCCTTTTTTCTTTTGCCCCTCCATATCAGCTTTTGCGCTTGCGTAATAGCCACGGTTAATGCCAAAGCCAAGGCGGCAATTCATCAAGCACCAGCCTTTGCGTGTCCCCATTTTTTTTACATCAAACTTTAGCACTTGTTGCCAGCTCATTGCTTATCCTCCCCAATCTCGTTTTGGGTTTCTTGGTTAAGCTCTGCAAGTTCCGCAAGCACTTGCTCGGCTGTAATTTCGTCCATCGGATAACCTCCTCATACAAAAAGGCATCCCTGTAAAGTGGGATGCCCATTGACTTACCCTTATTATATCACTTTAAACTATATGTTTATCACGCCTCTATTTTGCAAAAAGCTTGCTTGGTTAATACCATCAATAACCTTATCAATAAGGGTGTCCTCGCCGACCTTAACTGTAATGTGTGGGTTGGCATTAGCCTCAATAGTATCGCCAATGCTGTTTCTAATCTTAAGCCCAGCATCTGCAAGCGTGCTAGTATAGCTGTCTGTAATAGGGTTTAACATATCACTAAAGCTTGTATTTGCCGCTTGCGCCACGCTAGTTGCCGCCTTTTCGACCATATTAGCATTGCCGCCAATGCCAATGGCAATACCCTCATCAAACCAAGCACCAGATTTCATCATTACCTTGGACGGCGAGTGTATTTTCAAGGTAGAGTTAAAGGTATTATTTGCGCCTTGGGCGAGGCTCTTTGCCGCATTATTTACTGCGCTTTGCTTGTTAGTAATACCTTTTGCTGTGCCACTACCAAAGTTTTCGCCTGCCGCTTTACCGCTATTAAACGTAGTATTTTGCAAGTTCTGGAGTAGGGTTTCAATTTTGCCACTTTCAGCTTTAAGGCTTTTTGGCATTGCGCTCCAAACCTTATCCCACTCTTTGTAAGCTTTGCCCATATCGTCTGCTACGCCTTGGACAAGCCATTGCATTTCTTCCTTTGTGCGTTTTACGGTCTTGCCGTTTTCAAGCGTAAATTCTTGGCTTTTGCTTGCATACATACGGAGCGAGTTGGCTAGTTGATACCAGTTCTCTTTTTCAGCCCACATTTGCTCCTGTTTAGCCATCATCGCCCTGATTTCCATATTTTCCGACTCTTTCAAAGTGTCGGTTTCGGATTTCACCTTTGCAATACTGGCGGCACGTTTTTCTTCTGCTTGCGTCACTCTTTGTTCGGCATCCTTTACTTGCCCAACTGCCTCCATAAGCTTAATATGCCCATCGTCAAGTTCCTTAACCCTGCCAATGTTTTTCTCGTAGTAATCAGTAGCCTCCTTTGTGGTCATATTCAAGCCCTTTGCTACTGTGTCAAGGTTCTTTACCGCATTGCGGCGTGATGCCTCTGCGCTTGCAAGACCGCTGTTAGAGCTATTAAGCTCATCCGTTGCGGTTTTAAGGTCTTTTAGCGCTTGCTCCTGATACTTAATGCCATCGGTGCGCCTTTTTTCGGTTTGCTCTGCAAGTTGTTGCGATGTCATATAGTCTTTATGAGCTTGGGCGTTGAGCATAAGCTGGAGCTTAATTGCCTCGTATGCAACCTGCAAGCTTACAAGGATACCAGTAATTGCAATTATAACTGGTGCGGCTGCCGCTATCGTTCCCATAAAACCTGTTATGCCTGCACCTGCACCTGCTGCTGCGCTAGTTAGCCCAGTAGTGCTTGCCGCTGTGTTCATAAGAGCAACATTTATACTGCCGCTTGCCGCAAGGAAACCTTGGAAAACTGGTATTGCCGCCGCAAAGCTAGAAACCAGCGCACTAATTTTAATACCAGCAACCGCTATGCCAATGGCAACTAGTCCAGCCGCCACCAAGTCGCACACGCCAGCGTTTTGCGCCATCCCTCTCAACGCATCGCCAATACCATTAAGCACGCCAACGATAACGCCGCCAGTAAATTGCGCAATAGGCACTAAAAAGCCGTCAATAAATGGCTTAATAATGTTCCATACGGAGTTTAATACTCCGCCAATAAATTGCAATGCGCCGCCTAGTGCGTTAAGGAACGCTGGCAAAAGCTCGTTGCCTGTCCAGCTAATTAGCGGTTTTAGGTAGTCGTTCCATAAATCGCCAATAATCCTGCCCACAGGCTCAAGGAACTTTTTAACATCATCAGCAAAGCGCTTAATAGCCTTGCCAATTTTGTCAAAGTCAAACATACCCTCAAGCGCCTTTTTAATACGCTTGGCAATTTTATCTATTTCGCTTTCAACCTTACCAAACTTGCTTGTATCAAAATCAAAATCAAGCTTGCCCAAATCGCCGATGCTACCGCCACCACCGCCGCCTCCGCTACCGCCACTATCTGGCTCGGTAAGCACGTTCATCTCATCAAAGCTTGCTAATTGGTTTTTAAGCTTTTTAGCCGCACCAGTTGCATCGTTAAGCCCACCAGCCACACCGCCTACGCTCGTTTTTAGGTTGTTAGCGGCACTTGTAGCCGTTTCAATGTTGCTAGCAACACTTGTCTTTGCTCCGCCGCCAAATAGGCTTGCTAGGGCTTGTGCGGCGCTCACAGCGACCTTTACAAATGCCGCAATATAGTTAGCCGCCGTGCCAATGGCTTTTGCAACGCCGTTAAAGAAACTTGCGATGTTGCTTTGCCCAATGGCGTTCATAATATCAGATAAACCACGCTGGATGGCGGTTTTCATATTAACCATTGAGGTAGCAATACCGCCAGTAGCGTTTTTAGCTTGTGTAGCAAGGTTAGGCAAGCCGTTAATGCCAGTTTTGTTTAACTTTATGAGCGTTGCCATAAAGTCGTTCATTGAAACTTTGCCAGAGCGCAATGCCTCGCCCAAAGCGCTGGCATCAACATAGCCCATTGCATTAGCAACTTGCTTTAACTGCGCTGGCATCGCTGTCATTGCCGAGCGCCACTCCATCATATCTGGCTTGCCCTTTGCATAGGCTTGGCTTAACTGCTCAAGCGCTGTGCTTTGCACGGACATATCCGCACCACCAGCCAAAATAGCGTTGTTAAGCGCTAGGAACATCTGGGTAGAGGCTTTTACGTTGCCGTTAGCGCTCGTAAAGCGTTGCACGGCTCTTGCGCCAGCATCTAGGGTAGTAGGCAAGCCTAACAACTTATCGCTTAATGTGCTAATTGCGGCTTGGCTATCTTTTGCGCCAATGCCCAAGTTAGCCATAACCTTTGGAAAGTTGTTAATGCTATCAAAGCGAGCAATAGCGCCATCCATCTCACGGTTAAGCGAGCCAAACGCTTTAGTAATCACATTACCAAAAATAGTGCCTACGGCGCTACCAAAAGCAACCATCCCAGCACTTATCTTTTGCGTATCTTTATTAAAGGATGCCAAGGCTGTTTTAGCGCTAGCCATCCCCTTGTTAAAGTCAGATGTGTTTGCGCCAATATGGACTTCAATGCCGTCAATTTTTTCAGCCATTGTTATAATTTCTTTCCGTATTTTAATTTAGCTATGCGGACACGCTCTGCATCCGTAGTAGCAAAGGTTTCATATTTTCTGCGCTCTTTAGCCGTAAATGGCTCTTTAGGGTATTTTTGCGGAGCGTTAAAAGCGTAGGAAACATACTGCCCTAGTCCGTGATTAAGGCTATCGGTAAGCGCCGTATAGTTTTTAATGCGCTTTTCATATCCCTCTAGGCAAGATATAAACTCGCCGTATGTTAGTTGCCAATACTCGCTTGGCGTTATGCCTATTTGGAAAGCTGTTGCTAGCTGTTTGCGCCAGAACTCTGTAAAGCTTGTGTCTGGGCTTGTTCCATCGCCTTGCGTAGTTCCTTGGTATCCACTTTTGTTCCTAAAAAACCAGCATCGTTAATACCCTCCATTATGGTTTCCATAACGGCTGGGATGCCTTGCTTAAATGCATCATCAAAGCTTGCATCATCGCCACCGCCGCATTGCCAAATAAATAGCAAATCATCAACGGAAAAGTTTTCGCCGTTTAACGAGCTAAACACCTTAAAAAAGCGCTTGCCAGTTAAGCGTTCTGCGGTTGCAATGTTAGATGCTCTGTAATCTAGTGTCATAAGTTTATATCCTATATAAAGGTTAATATGGTTGGCGGTTGTATAAGCCCAGCCGCCAAAGCTTTGTTATACCTTAATTAGCTTGCGCTTGGTTCGGTATAAACTGGCTCGCCACTCAAGCGAATTGCAAAGGTAATCGTTGCCAAGCCATCAGTAGTAGCCTCGCCAAAGGTAAAGCTGGAAACATAGCCAGTAAAGGACAACTCGCCCTTATTATCTGGGTAAATTTCTTTCCAGTTGCGAACAGCACCGCTGGTGTAAAGCGCACGGATAATAGCAACCTGTCCATCAAAACAGTTATTTGCGGTCACCTCAATAGTGCCAGCATCTTTAGCGCCTTGGATAAACTCTTTAGCACGGTTAGGGCTATCAAGAGTGGTCACATCAATTTCCTCCGCCTCGCTACCTTGTTCGCCAATGCTAACAAGATGAGCAAGCACGGTATCGGTTGGCTCGCTATCAGCCTTGATAAGCTTAAGGCTAGTAGCCATCGTTTGCACACCTGCCATTTTTTAACTCCTTGTATCGTTAATTGTTTTAGTTGCGGCAAAACCGCAAGCTATGTGGAAAAGCGAGGTATCTGGGTTTGGCACATCAACCTCACTTGTTAGGTTGTAATAAATACTGCGCATTTTAGCCTCAACCTGCGCCAAAATGCCGCTCGCCTCTACGCTACTATTAGCCCATATATGGACATCTACGTTTATATTTTGGTTTGTAATCTCGTTGTCCATATCAACATTTACGCTATTGCCAGCTACGCTAAAAGTCACGGCTGGCAACTCGTTAAATACAGCTTGCGAGCCTTGGGTAAGCGTGATGCCCTTAATCTCGGATAGTGTGGAATAAACCTCGGTTTTTGGGTTATACATCATAAGCCTTTCATAGCATTTGTAATGCTTTGTGTAATTGCGCTTTTAACTTGGCTTTGGCTAGTATGTAGCGCACGCCCAAGATAGGGTTGGGCTATTTGCCCAGCCCAATCTGGGTCATACTTTAGCGCAACATCGGTAGGGTAGGTATAAGTGCCATTGCCTCGCCGACCTGTGCCAAACTCTACATACATAGCGTGGTCGCTTGTGTTAAAGACCTTGCCAATAACCTCGCCGTTTTGTTCCTCCGCTGGCTCGCTACCCATCTTACGGCGTAAATCGCCAGTATCAACTGGTGCAAGCATCACGGCTTTACTTTCTACCAAGACTACGGCTTTATTAACGCCTTGCATAACACCTTTTACAAGTATTGCTGGCAATTTAGAGCCAAGCTTTTGCATTAGCTCGTTGTAGCCCTCAATAGAGATGTTTATACTAGACATTTTTTGCCTACCACCTTGATATATGCATCAAACGGTATAACGGCTGTAATATCGTAATTTACGCCGTTGTAGGTTATCACATCGGTTAGCGCAACATCAGCGCTGGTAGGGCAACTAATAACAATATCAATGCTTTCAGTAAGCCCTAACTCGCTTTGTAGTTCGCCTAAATTGGTAAATTGCACATTTGCATTAAAGCTAGCTTTTTGCGTTAAGTTGCCTTTTACAATACCGCCCTCTGCATCGGTAGTAGTTGTCCTAGTGCTAACAATAACAGCCTTATCGTAAAACGCCTTGGCTATTGCTTGTTTGGCTTTGTCTGGAAACAACATTTATCCTCCTATATGGTGCTAGCAATTTAGCCGCACCTGCAAATAGCTCGTTGTCATCCGTATCGGCAAGGTAGCTTTTAACGCTATTAGCATAGCTAATGCTTTGCCCATTATCGCTAATGGAGCTAACAGCCGCATCTTGCTCGGTGGATGCCATAGTATTGTAAGTTTGGTTAAAGATGCCAGAAACGATGCGAGCTACAATGCGCTCTAGGTTAATATCAAGGGTTGTATCATTTAGGTAAATTAGCATACGCTCAATAACCTCATTTACTACATAGGTTAAAAGCGCATCATAGGCTGGCTTTGCCGCCTCCAAGTTAATTGTGGCTACATACCCCTTTATCCTAGTAATTGTCTGGTCATCCATAATCTAAACCTCGCTAAAATTAGCTTTCAGCGCCGCCAAGGGTAAAGATTAGGTCTGGTGCAACAGCCTGCGTGCCATACGAGTAGAACAACTCAACACCGTGGGCGTTGGACAAGTTAATCTTTTCATCTTGGTATTCATTGACTAGCACAGGCTGGGCAACAGCACCATCAACCATAGCGATAATATCAGCGTTCTGGCGGACGTTGCTAAAGATGCGAACACCGTGGAACATAGGAACTTCCTTTGCGCCAAGGTCAGCCGTTGGCAAGCTTACCATATCAATTTTGTTGCGGAGCTTACCATACTGTTCTGGCGAAAGGGCAAGGACGATGTCATCTCTATCAACACCATCAACCCAGTTGTTCTTGGTGGTTTCAACTTTCTGGATAAGAGCCTCAACCTTGTCCTCAATAGCCGTAATGGATGGGTCAAGGACAACTGGCGTGCCAGCGGTTTCAGCCGCACCAAAGAAAGCGGCATCAAGGTTAGCAATCATACGCTTTTTGTGGTTTTCAACACGGCGAGCAATAATGTTGCCAATGCCAAACAACTTAACGTCTTTTTCCTCAATTTCCTCAATGATTTCCTTGTCGGTATCAATGTTAATGGTCACTTTACCATCGTTGGTAATTTTAGCACCAGCACCTGCGGTGCGAGCCGTGCCGTAATCAGCGGCAACAGCGTTTTTAAACCTATCTACTTTGACAGAGCCAGTAGTTGGGTCGCCAGAGTATTCACGGTTTTTAATCTGTTCAGAGATAGCACCTTTCTGGATGCCATCAATAAGGTAGCCATACGCCTCTGCAAGCTTATCAGCATCAGAGCCGTTGGTAGTGATAGAAAGAGCATTAGCTGCCATTTTCTTTTACTCCTATTAGTTAATACTAAAAGGCTACTGCGCCTCCGTGGCTGGAATAACCAGCGCTGGTAAGGCTTTTGCCTTTATCTTTCTGCTTGCTACCATCGCCAAAGTCAGTTGGCGTTTTGCCAGCTAGCTTTGCCTCAACACTTTTAGTCACAGCCTCGTTAAAGGTCTTTTCTAGTTGCTTAATTTTAAGCTCTTGCTTATCTCTATCTAAATCAACTACAAAATCTGCAAGCTTTGTGTCAATGTTTTTGGCGGCAAGTGCCTCAATAGCATCAGCTCGGTTTTCGCGCATTGTAATACTGCGCTCTTTTTCCGCAAGCTCTGCATCTCTGGCTTTGCGCTCCTCGTTTAGCCTTTCATCCTCGGTAAGTTTTTGTTTGCGCTCATACTCGGCAATAGCCTCGTTAATCGCCTCCTTACTCCTGCGTGCGTTGTTTTCATTAACCTCATTTACACGCTTGGCAATAAGTTTATTAACTTGTTCCTCGGTAAAGGTTTTCTCTTTGGAACTATCCTTAACCCCATTGTCGCTAATCTCGGATGGCTGGTTAGCTGGGTTGTTGTCCGATGTTTCCATCTTTCCTCCGTTTTACGCCCGTGCGGCTGTTAAGTTTAACTATCAAAAAAGCACCCACAGCAATTTGTGGATGCCCATTGACTTAACTACATTATAACACTATAAAATGCTAGTTGTCCTCATCATCACTTTGGGTGTCAAGCCAAGCCTCATACTCCTCAAAGCTTTTAACAACTGCGGCATCGGCTTTACCCTCATCGGTAAGCGTATAGGTAAAAGTATCCGCATCAAAATCATACCACTTTGCATTGCTCATAAAGTAAAAGCTTTTAGTGTTTAGCGTGTCCATCATTTACCTCGCTTCCTTGCTTTAATTATAACACCCTTGCTCTTATCGTAGGCATCCCAATCTCTGCGCAAGTTGCTCTCATCGCTTAACCACTTTTTAAGCGCACGCCCAAATGGGTTAATAGCACCGCCACGCATATTGGCAAAGCTTTCAGCAAATGCCTCACGAGCCTTTATTTTACCGTAGCCGCTCATATGCTGTTGCCAAGCTTTGCTTGCTGTAAGCCCAGTATCTTTAACCACCATATCAAACACCTCTTTAATAATAACTGCGGCGTGTGCATCGGTGTTATGGTTAGCAAGTATGTAGTTTTCAACAAGATGCCCAAGCTCGTGGTTGATAGTGTAATCACGGTAGCGCTTGGCTGGCATAAAGTGATGCTTATTTACGCCATTGCGCACAGCACGCACAAGCTTTTTGTTATCTACATAGTATGAGCTATTTACGCCTATATGTGGGCGCTTGCGGTTAGTGCTGGCTATAACGCCGCCATACATAGGCTGGCTGTAAAAGTTTAAGTTGCCATTTTGTTTTAGCCACGCCTCAAGCCCATAGCTGTTAATAATGCCCTCGGCGTTGTTTTGCATACCGCCTAGCAATACTGGGTCTAAATCAAACATACTATCGGCATCATACTTAATGCCATTTGCAATAATCTGCATACTCTTAAGGTCAAGCTTGCCGCCAATAACGTTAATAAGGCTTTTAACTCTGCTAGTTTTCCACTCCTCATAAGTTTGGTTATCGGTGTAGCTATTTTTGCCTCGTATGCGCTCAATTCTTTCGGTAGGCTCAAACTCCTCGGCAATATACGCACGCACAGTAGAGCGGCAATTTGGGTGTAGTGGCGGTATGTTTTCGCCTACAACTGCATCGTTAATTTTTATGCGCTCGCCGTCAGCGTGCTGGCATATCTCGCTGGTGCGGCTATCAAGCGTAGCTACAAATACCAGCTCCTCAATGCCCATATCTTTATATGCTTGTAGTTTAGCCTCGGTTTCAAAGTAGCAACTTTCCGTGCGTATTAAGCGCTCGGCGTAGCTCTTTTTAACATTAAAGCGCTCCCTAAACTCCCTTGCGGTGCGCTCGTAGTTTTGCCCAGTAGCAACTGCGGTGGCTAGCTTTTGTTGCAACTCATTAGCCAGCACATCGGTCTGACCCCATATACGCTCGCTATAATTAGCGCCATCAAACTTGTTGTTTAAAACGGTATTAACTGCGCCAGTATTTAGCTTGTTAAACGTAAAGCTAGTATTAGTGCCTTTAGCAATAACGCTTTGTGCGTTTTTGTAGCCATTATTAACAATTTTGCGGTAGGCATCTGTGTTGTATGCTGTTTCCTTTTGCCCAGCACGCTTAACCTCTGCCCATATCTGCGCATCCAGCATTCCAAGCCTAGTTAAGCGCCCTTTGTAGTTATCTGGTAGCTTTGTATAAAGCCCTTGGCGGCGCATAGCGGCTTTAAAACGCTCTACATTGCCGCTTGGCTCTAGGGCGTTAAGCTTGTCCATATCAAAGCTCTTATCGCCCTTGTAAGCGTTTTTATAAAGCCTCTGCAACTCTTGCGTTAGGTTAATACTAGCCTCGGTATAAACCCTATTTATAAGGCGCTCATAGCTAGCCGAGGTTTTTAGCGCTTTGTTTAAGCCCTCCTCGGCTCGCCTAGCCCAGTATTTGTTGCTACGCTGTTTAACAGCCATTTATTAAGCCTCCGTAGGCTGTGCCTCTACTGGTGTAATGTTCCTATCCGTAATTTCGGTTTCTGCGTATTTATCATCAATAACTGGCTCATCATCTACAACATCGCTTGCATCATTTACAAAGCTTAATTGCTGGACAAGTAGCTCTTTATCAACCACGCCAACAAGGTTGTTAATCATCTGGCTGGTTTCGTAATCGTTGCTTGGCAAGTTGCGTGTAAAGATAATATCAATATCCTCAACTGGCACGGTTTCCATTTCGCTCTTTGTAGCCAAAAAGTTAATATAAAGCTTAAGGCGGTCTTTCAGCGACTTATCAAAGTAGCGCTCTTTGTTTTTAATGTTTTGCTCAAAGGTAAGTAGCTTATAGCGCAAAGCAACACCACTAGCATTGCCCACAAAGTTCTCATCGCTCATATTTGGACACATACTAATTTTGTGGATGTCTTTTTCAAGGTTCTGGCGCAACACATCTGCATCCGCCTCGCTAACTTGCTTGGTTAGGTATTCAACCTTGCCATCTGCTGGTATGTTGCTTAACGCACGGTGTATTTTAAGCTCGTCCATCTGCTCGGCATCAAAACGCATACCGTAAAAGCATAAAATAGCATCCACAAGTTGCTCACGGTCATTAACACGGTCAGATTGGATAAGGTTGTAAGCATCAATAAGGCTAACCACAGGCTCAAAATCGCCTTGCAACTCGTTATTGTTCTTGTAGCACAAAATAGGCACATCGCCAAAAGCGTGCTTTTCGGCGCTAATCTCTTTTAAGCCATTACCTCGTAGCTCCATCTTGTAAATGTCAGTTTTGGTAGCAACAATAACGTCAAAGTATTTAGGCACTACGTCCGTTGGCTTTTCAAAAATAGGTCGGTAGTTAATGCCATACAGCTTGTTATGCACCATTGTATTATCGTAAATAATAACCGTATTGCGCACATCAAGCTTTACGCTATTTGGGCGTGCTTGCTCATCTGCATACACATATTCGTAAGCCATACCATAAACGGCGGCATCCTTACTAATTTCAACATCCAAGCTTGCAATGCCTTGGCGGCGGTAGTTATCAAGCAATGGCTGTATATTCACATCCTCATCAACTTGGTAATCAACTGGCGAGCCTAAAAAGTAGCCTGTATTGACATCAACAATATACTTGGCGTGGTTAATCATAACTTTATTGTTAATCTGCTCATCGGCTTTTTCACGCCCAAAAATATCCTGCTCGCCTAGGTAGTAATTGCCTAGCTTGTCGTAGCGTTTGCGGTATTTTTCGTTCCAATCAATGGCATCTTTAACAAGCTTTGCATCAAGCTTTGTATCTGGCTGGACACTAAACATATTTCCTCCTATCGTATCCAATAATAACTACCTCTGCGCCTAGCTAAAGCGCTAGGGTAGTGCTTGTCTATAACCTCTGGCTCTCTCTCGCCTGTTATAAACTCGTATATTGCGGCTAGCACATCAACTGCGTCATCGTGTGCATTTTTGCCTTTTCTTTGGTAGCTGTAAATCTGCCTACAAAACTCTGGATAACGCTTTTGCCAGCTTGTAGGCATAAATATATGGTTAGCTACCCACGCACTACTTGCTAAAATGCGGCTTTCCTTGTTATGCGTTTGCGGTATTGCCTTAATAACGCATCTATTACTATTGTAATCTGTTTTAAGCAAGTTTTCCACATTTCTAGCAAAGCCACGCCCTCCGTTGTTGCTCTCAATGTTAGCCTCTGCTACATTGCCGTTGTAAAGTTGCGCCGCTACCAAGCCCTCGGTAATTTCCATTGGCGCATCAGTAAATACTACATCCGTTATGTATGCCTCGTTATTAGCTACTACATAATTAACGCTACATAGGTAGTCCGTGCCAGTATCTGCCGTATCCGTGTAGTTATACACCTTGCTTGCGCCATCTGGTAGCTTATCCCACTCCATAAAGTTGTTGTAAAGCCTACCTTTAACGTCTATTGGCTTTTGGTTGTAGTTAGCCTCAACAATATCAACGTTCATCTCTTGCTTTAAAAAGCTGTAATCTTTAGCGCTTAATATGCGCTCATCTAGCATTGCGCCATCATCGCCTTGCGCCTTGTAAGTTATAAGCTCTACATCATCGCCATACGCATCAATAATGCGCCCAGCCAAATCACGCTCGCTCCAGCGTGTCATAATTACAATTACTTTGCGCTTGCCCTCTAGGCGGCTTAACATCGTATTAACAAACCACTCCCACGTTTGCTCTAGGGCGTTCTCGTTGTAAGCCTCCTCGGCGCTTTTAATAAGGTCATCACAAATCAAAAAATCGCAACCAAAGCCAGTTGCTGTTGCGTTAGGGCTTGTTGCTAGGTAGCTAACTTGGTTCTGCCCCTCCAAGCTCCACATCTGCGCCGCACTCTCGCCATACTTAACCCTTGTGGCTGGAAATATATCGCAATATACCAAGCGCTCGCCAACCTTTTCCGTTTGTATCATATTGCGCACGTTGCGGCTAAACACGCCAGCAAGGCGCTCGTTATAGCTAGCTGTCATAATGCGTAAGCTTGGGTTTTTGCCCATTAGCCACGCTGTGCTTGTTTGCGCTGTGATGCTTTTGCCGTGGCGTGGCGGTGCGTTAATAATCAAAAAATGTTTATCGCTAGTTGTAGCAAATTGCTCAATGTTTGCGCAAATATCTTTAAGGTAGCCTCTATCATTAAGGTAAAAGTCTGGGTAAATAACATTGCAAAAATCCCACAAGCTTTGGCGTGCTAGTGCTACCTCAACTTGCTCAATGCTAAACTTGTCCAGCGTATCCATCTACTTTTGCTCTTGTTTAAGCGCCTTTAACTTTCTTAATTCATCCACCGTAAGCTCATCCAAAGCCGAGTGTTGTTTTACGTTGGCATTTAGGTTGCCGTTTAAATCAATAGCCGTGCGCTTTTCGCCCATCAGCTCAAGCCATTGGTCTATGTTCTTTGTATTGCCCTTAAGCGCTTGCTTAATAATAACCGCCACAATGCTGGCGTTGTAGCTCATATTTTCAGCATCCACGCCCATTTTAGCTAGCACGGCTTTGCTTTTTTCATCCTGTATTGCCGTATTGCCCATAATTGCGGCTAGCTCACGGATGGTCTTTTTTTGCCGCCTAGCAAGCCCACTAGCAACGCCGCCTTTTTTGCCGTTCTTTGCGGCTTCCTCACGGTTTTGGTCGCTTGTAAAGGGCGTTAGGTTTTGTAAGTTTGCCATATGCTTTTGCCCTCCTTATAACTCAAGCCCAAGTTCGTCATCGTCCTCATCGTAGTCAAACTCAAGCTCCTTAAATGTATTTTTAATCTGCTTAACATCGCCTTTGTAAAACACTAATACGTTTTGATGTAGGCGGCATACCTTACGGCTAGCGTTAAACTGTTTGCCAGCCCTTAAGCGTGCTGTGCCTACCTTGTTAAGTAAAATAATCTCGTTGTAAAACCCTGCGCCAGCATCCTCAAATGCTTTAATGGTATCTGGCACAAAGCCACGGTATTTGCCACCGCCAGTTTTAGCCCTAACCTCGCTAACCACAAATACGGCAAAGCGGTTAGGTTTTAGCTTGGCAACTGCCTTGGCAATAATACTGCGATAAACACGCATAAAGTCGGCATAGCCCATATTGCTAATATCTTTAGGGTCATCGCTATACACCTCTAAATCTGCATACGGTGGGCAACTAAACACAAAATCGTAGCTGTTGTCTTTGAGTGTGTCCAAAACCTCGTTGCTATCGCCAACTAGCCAATTAGGCTGTGCGCCTTTGCATATATCTTTGGCATTGGCAATGTTGGCTTTAATCTGTTCAGCCCTTAAATCAATGCCGTTGTATTTGTAGCCAAGCTCATTAGCCACAATACCCCTAACGCTACCGCCAGCAAATGGGTCAATAATACTGCCGCCTACTGGGCAAAACCATCTATACATAAGCTCGCATAGGAAAGGGTCAAACACGCTAACGCCGTAGTTCTTGCCAACATTGGCGTTGCTGTTTTCTGCTAGCTTTTGTAAGCCAGCTCCTAGCACATTTTCATCACGTCCAAGCTCGCTTTTAATGCCAAGCTCAAGCCACTTATCTACTTGTTCCTGCCAAGCGCCTTGCTTTGTATCCAGCACGCTAAATGGTGGGTAGCCATAACGCTTTGTAAGCGCACCTGCCTCGCCATCGGCATACTTGTCCTCATATACTGGTATATCAAGCCCAAGGTCTGTTAAAAAATCGGCATCAAACATATTTGCTAGCGTGTCCATATCCCACTCGCCATCGGCTACATTAGCCCTAATAAGCACACGCTCTTTTTCATCTGGTGTTAGGTCTAGCGCCCTACATACCTTAATCTCGGTTTCGCCATTAGCCATCAAGGCTTTAACCCTTTGATGCCCACTTAAGATAACGTTGTTTTCATCAACAATAATGCGGTCAAGCCCAAGCATCCACTTGTCTTGCTTAACGCTCTTTTTAAGGTTTTTAAAGTTCTTTTCCTTAATCTGCCGTGGGTTTTTGGGGTTTGGCGTAAGCTCGGCAAGCTTTACTACTACCTCCTCCGTTTTTACGCTATCACGCATAGGGCGCTAGCCTCCTATTTACTTAACTTTAATTTCAATATAATCTGGCTCAAGGTTAAGCTCTGCATCCTTAACAACTACCTTTTTGCCTTTTGCCTTTTTGGCTGGCTTGGCGGCTGGGGTAGGGCGCTTAACTTTGTAGGTTTTGCCAAATGCAACAAGCGTATCTTTGCCCTTAACATCAAAGGTAGTGCCATAAAGCGCTACAACCTCTTTGCCATCTTTAATCTCTGCAATAACGGTTTCCATCTATTTATCCTTTCGGTATGTTTTTAGCTTTGCCGTGTCATTAACCGCCTCATTTATGGTTTTGGCTTTTAAATAGCCTTTCCTTGTTAGGCACATAACGCCAAACTCGCCAGCAAGCCATAGCTCGCATACAATACGCTGGTTGCTGTTGCACACCAAAAACATATGCTCGCCACGAGCAATAGTGTGCGCTACGCCACTTAAGCCGTAATCAATTAGTAGTTCATTTACGCAAGATGCCGCCTTTTTAATTAGTTGCTTTTTAGCATCTTGGCGGTAGTAAAGCACATTAAGCGAAATGCGTTGCGTAGCAAACTGCTCAAACTGCCTTACGGATAAGTCGCCCATAAATTAAGCCCTCGGTTAATTTTGAAACGTCAAAAAAGCACACAGCTACTTGCTGTGCGCCCATTGACTATAACCTAATTATATCACTTAATTTAGCGGCTATCCTTTTTGCGCACCTTGGCGCTTGCTAGTGCGGCTTTAACTGCTCGCTCGTGGCGCTGTTCTGCGGTCATATTGCGAGCGGCAATAGTGCCAGCACGGCTGTTATTAGCTTGTATGCGCTTGTAGCGCTCAAGCATCTCGGCATCGGTTAAACCTTTTGCGCTTTTTGCCATTTTTACTCCGTTGTCGTTATTATCAATAGCTAACATTGTATCATACTCCTTACGCAATGCCCAGCTCGCCGAGTTCATCAGCATCGAGGCTTGCCTCAATATCACTTGCTATTTCGTGGCGCTCCGCCTCGCTATCTGCCATACGCATTGCATCGCAAATAGCAACTTGGCTACGCCCAAACTCGCCGCTACTCATCCAGCAATCGTTGTTAAGTTGTAGGCGGTTAGCCATATGGTTATAGCCGTTATCTAGCGCCCACGCTTTAATATCACGCCAGCTTTTAAATTGTTTCATTATTTGTCCTCCTTTTGTAAGTCCGCTAGCTCCTCGCTAACATCGCTGTAAAGCATTTCGGTTATTTCATCCCAGCTTACGTCCTTATACCAATTTACGTAGCCACGGCATACTGCAATTGCCAGCACATAGCCTTGGTCGCAATAATACATAAGCCCATCATCAATGGCTTGCCAAATGCACTCGCTTTCATCGCCGTAGCCGCCATCATCCAAATTGTCCTTGGCTCGCTCTGCCATACTGGCAACAAGCTCCTCGTAATACATATTTATATTGCTATCAACACTCATATATTCATTTGCCTTTCCGTTAAACTAAACCGTTAGTAATTAGCGCTACTGCTATGGCATCGCCGTAATCAATGTTGCTGGTTGCGGCGTATAGTGGGTAATCGCCAATAGCGTTTAAAGCTTGCTCGCCCAAGCGCTCACGCTCTTTATCGTCCAGCGTGTTAATTAACTGCACTAGCGCATCGGCTAGCTCTTGTATTTGGTTAAGCGTTGTCATATTCGCCCTCGTTCATAGTAAAGTAATCAATGCGGTAATCATCTTGGCTGTCCTCTATCTCGTATAGCTCATCAGTTGTTAGCTTAAAGTAGTCCTTGCCATACCTTTGCTTAAACACCCTGCGTAAGTGCTTGCGTGCCGCCTCTTGCGAGCGGAACACGCCAAAAAACTCATAGCCCTTATCGTAGTTAGTCATATTCCAAACAATATATCCCTCTTTCATTTTTATTCCTTTCCAAACGTGTAAAGTTTATCCTCTCTAGTTATTGCGTAGCGGCGCTTAACGCCATCAAGGTAATCACTAAAGCGTAGGGCTAGTAGGGCATCTTGGCACTCCTTTTTAGTAGTGCGTGCGCCTACTACCCACGCCTCTGCGGTGGCATCGCTAATGCTAACGATGCACCACAGCGGCTTGGTGTCTGTCATATATTCATTTGCCTTTCGTTGCTGTGCGCCCTCTACTTGCGGCGTGTAGGCGCACTTACTGTTGGTTGCTTATACTCGCCGCTATATACCTTGTTCAGCGCATCGTTAATGTCGCTGGCTTTAAAGCGGTATGTGTTGCCACGAGCCTCAAGCTCGTAAATACCGTTGCCGCACTCATATAGCTCTGGTGCGTTAGCGCCCATACCAAGTATGGCTACGCTTTGTCTTTTGTTGTCGGCTTTTGCCATATAGCTTTTTCCTTTCGTTATGTTAAGTTGCTATATCTCTATTGTAGCATACATTGTTAGTAATTGCAAGCACCAAGTTTTCCACAGCCGCCCTAATTTGGGTAGTCTGTAATCTTATAGCCCATTAGCCGTGGCGTGGTTTTCAGCTTTTTAGCAATAGCCTTGGCGTGGGCGTTATAAACATCCACATAATACTTGCCTATTAGCTCTGCGCTGGCGGCGGTAAGCTTACGGTTGCGCCAATCAAGCTTTAAAGCCTTTAGCTTGGCTACCGCCTCACGCACCGCCGCTGTATTATTGCCCATACTACTACTCCTTAACCTCTACTAGCCCAATTTGCCAAATATCAGCAACGTATTCAATTAAATCCCACTCCTCGCCAATGCTAATTTTGTGTTGCCAGTAGCTAATAAACCTTTTGCGCTCATCATCGCTTTCAAAGCTACCATCGCTATCACGCCAGCTAATGGCGCTTTCAAGCCAGCCTTTGGCATCGTCAATTTTGCCTACGCACCACTCGCCGCCTTGGTAATCTCTAATACATTTATACTGTTTCATATTTGCTCCTAGTGGGTAATCTTATAACCGTTGTATTTAAAGTTTCTGGCAAGCTCAATAGCCTCTTTTAGCTCGTTGGCAAATTGCTCGGCTTTGGCTAAATCTACCGTGCCACAGCTTGCCCAGTTAATTTGCATATTTACTGGCTTGTCGTTAAACAAGCTTGCCTCATCGCTAAATGGGCTTAAGCAACTCCAACAGCCAGAGCCGTTGTAGCGGTAATCGTTAATTACGCTGTCAATTTCCGCTTTTGCAATTTGGTATTCATCATAACTTACAGTTTTCATATTAGTTGCCCTCAATAACGATGCGGTCGCTATCGTTAATTAAGTGGTTTTTGCGTAGCTCATCAAACTCTTGCTCGTTGCCCTCAAATACAAGGTTTTCGCTGGAGTTATAAATCTTAATTGTCATATATTCATTTGCCCTTTCCGTTAGTATTGCACCTCTACTATTTCAATTTCATCGCCCACCATTGCATCGTTATCAAAGTATTCTGCTAGTTCCTTGCGGCTTAAAACCTTTAGCCCTTTGCCTTTAATAAACACGGTAATTTGCTTAATTTTCATATATCCATCCTTTCCTTTTGGGTAAGGGGAGGCTTACGCCTCCACCTTTTCAAACTCTACTACTGTTGCCTTAACATCCTTTGGTAAGGCTTTCCAGTATTTTTTAAGTTCCTCTTTATCGTTAAATCTTAATGGAAAGTTGCTGTTGCTTTGGTAAAATAGCCAGTATTTCATATATTCATTTGCCTTTCTTATTAGTTAAAACTTATCTGGTGCAAACCAGTATTCATCGCCAGCGTTAGTTTTTGCGTAAGCTCTAATCACTTTTTGCATTTCATCTAGCGCCTTTGCGTAATCTTGCATAAAGGCAATGCTGTTTTGCATTTCATCGTAGCTTTTGCCCTTAAGGTTGCTGTGTTCTTTAATGTTGTTGTTAAGGTATTGTGTAAAGTTTTTAAGCTCTTTTAGCTGTGCCTTTACTTTAATGGTTTCGTAGTTCATTTGCTTTTCCTTTCGTTATGTTTTATTGTATTCATTATAGCATACATTGTTAGTAAATGCAATAGATTTTGCAAAGATTTTTTAACAATTTTTTACAGCCTGTGGAAAACTTTTTGTGGCACTTTTCAGGCGCTCTTTTTTGGGCTATAATAAGGGTGTAGCTAATCGGTTAGTTAGTAATACACTAGCCATATGATTGGCTACTCATATATTCATTTGGCTAGCACGCCCTGCAATATGGGCGTGTTATCCTACCCAACCTCCATACATTTGGTATGTTAAAAAGAGCTGGCGTTATAGCCAGCCTTTTTGTTGCGCTCATACTGCTTTATTTTGCGCTAGGTAAGCTTTTATTTGCCTAACCGCATCATCATAGCCTATTGCAAACTCCGCCCTATATCCACACGCTCGTAAGGCGTTAAGCATCAGCCATTGCTCTTGTATATGCTCGCTAGCCCAATCGCCATTGCGCTTTGTTAGCCTTGTGCCATCCTTTTTAAGCTCTAAAAACATACCGTGGTAATCGCCCTTTGGCTTTGCAATAAATAAGTCTGGGTATCCACGCCTTGGGTGTAGCCTTTTGTGCTTGGCGGCTTGCCCAGCGGTTAGCTTTAAATCTGCCGCTAAATCAAAGCGGTAAATAACGTTAGGGTATTGTAGCCGTAAAAACGTTGCTATTAGCTCGTATAACTGGTGTTCGCTCATTTTTGCCTCCAATAGTAAAACTTGCCCTTGCTGTCCGCCCTTGCAAAGCTTTGCGGTTTAATTATGCCAAACCAAAAGGCTTTGGCTTTTTTGTTGTCATCAAGTATGTAAATGCCGTAAGTGCCTTTATGCGTGGCTAAAAAGCGCTTTACGGTTTCGCTAGCAATGTGTTTGCGGCGGCGTAGCGGTATAACATATAACTCCTCAATAAAGTAATCAACTGGCTTGCTTTTAAGTCCAACAACATTGCATTTGCCCTTGCTGTAAATCATAAAGCCATCAAGCATTAGGCTAGGCGCATACACACCAATAAGCTCCATATCATCACGCTCGGCAACTACCGCCAAATCTTGCTTGGCATCTTGTTTAAGGCTGGTGCTGGTGTTGCCTAGCTCTCTTTTGTAATCGCAATATAGCGCAATTAGCTCCTCGTTCATTATTTACCCTCCATTTGCGCAATTAAGCTTGCCATAAAATCTGCCTCCTCTTGCGCCAAGCGTTGCGCTCTAGCCTCTGCCGCTTGCTCACGCTTTAGCCGTGCCTCTGCGTTTGCAAGCTGGCGCTCAATGCGCCTATACTCACGCTCATTGCGCCAAGTATTTTGTGCAATATCTACCTCAACCAAAAAGGCGCTAACAAGCTGGCGGTCTTTTAGTGATAACTTGCGGCGTATTGCCTTTAGCTTGTCGTATTCATCATTAGTAATCATTATTTGCCCTCCTTTTCATACACGCATTTAGCGCTAAACTTATGTGCTAGCCATAGCTGTAAATCGCTATACTCGTAAAAGCTCACATTAAAGCTACTGCAAAAGGTAGCATTAGCTGGCGGTAGTTCATTGTCGTTGTATATTTTGCAATCTTTAACTTGCCGTGTTGGCTTAATATCGTTAATGTTGCAATACAAGCTACGGCGTGCGCCATTGCCTACATACGCATTTATAATGGGTAGTAGCTTTTGCTTATTAACCACCATTGGCATATGCATCTCAAAGTTATAGCTAGGCTTGCCAAGCTCGTTTAAGTAGGTTTCAGCATCGTGTAGTTGCTTGTAATAGCCGCCGCCCACATTTGGCTCGCTATACCTATCTTTTAGCGTTAGGCGCTTTGCATCGGCAAAATAGGGCATACGGTCAGTAGGCTTTAGTATGTAAAAATCATCGTTCATAAGCAAAAAGTCCTCGCTTATGCGCTCATCAAGGCACGCCTTGCGTAGCTTTACATTTACATCAAAAAACCTATTGTCCGTAGCCGTTGCCACAATAATTTGCTCTGCGTTAAGCCACTCAATAGGTTGGTTGGTAAATACATATACTTTGCCGTGCGGTATGTTTGCTAAACTGCGCAAGCTAAAACGTAGCTCAAGGTTGTCATCGGCGGTATGCTTTACTGGATATACTACATCAATGTTATTGGATAGCTTTGCCATTTTTTGCATCCTCCAACGCCATCGTTAGCTTTGCTTGGCGGCGCAATACACAGCTTGGGCGTGTTAGTTGCAAGTCCATAAGGTCTGCAATATAGCGGTGCATACTGCTATGCCATTTTAAGCTACCGTTGTTGCTAGTGCTGTTAGGTCTAATCATCCACTTTACGCAAGGGCGAGTTAGCCAAGCAACCGTATTGCACGCATCGCATTGCGCAAGATGCTGGCACACATCCTCCATAAGCGTATTTTCTGGAAATGGCGCTAACAGCTCACGTTTTACGCATTTAGTCCAGCAAGCAACCTTTGTGCTAACTGCCACATCATCAATGGTATGCTCTCGCTCCCACAAAGCACGCAAGCTTTCTGTGCCGTTTGCAACTCTTATGTATGGCAAGCGCACCATATCTGGGTAGTTATTATTTACAATTAGCTCGTGCAAATCGCCAAGCACGCCATCATCAATAAAGTAGTCATCGGCATCTAAAAACAGTATGTAATCGCCGCCAGCCATATTTTGCATAGCGTAGTTGCGTGCGCCGCCGCTGTATCGCTTTTCGGTTAGTAGCACGCAACGGTAGCCGCTACCTCTGCCCACAATTTCCTTTGTGCCATCCGTGCTAACATCATCAACTACAATAAGCTCAAAGTCTTTAAACTTTTGCCCAAGCACGCTGTTAATTGCACGCTGTATTGTATCGGCGTTGTTGTATGTGGGTATAATCACGCTAAAAAACTTGGTAAGCGCCATACTACCGCCCAAACAGCAACATTATTGCTTTAATAGTGCCAAAAATAGCCAAAATGCTAATACAAGCTAGCAATACAATGCCGCAAATAGTGCCAGCAACATCAGCTACTTTATTGCGTTTATCTACGTTCTTATTGTTTTTAATCATAATACCTCCTTTTATAAAGCGTTGCGGCTCTTTACTACATCTGGCAAGGCTAGTTTCCAAAAGCTACCTATATACATTAAAAGTGAGGCTTACAGCGAGGTGTGTATTTTGTGGTAGGAATTAAATTAACTAATACAACGCAAAAGCCTAAAGTAGTGTGCCTAACATAACGAAAGCAAAGGCACTATAAGTTGCCCAGTTGCACTTGGGCGAAAACTAAAAACGGTGGTAGCTCCGAGCGATTATAAAGAGCGTAATACTTTTATCGCTCTGTCAATGGGCTAAACCTTGCCAGATATAATAAAGAGCCAGAGATGCTGGGCTTAAGCGCTTGGGTAGCCTCTCAACTAGCCACCCAAGCTCGCCTTTTAAACGTTATGCAATAACCTCCATATCGCCATACGTTTGCAAAAACTCTGGGCTTAAGCACCCAACTGCACCTTGCTTAACTGTTGCCACATACAAGCTTGCACGGCGTTTGCTAAACATATTCCATATTGCCGTATCTTGCTTGTCGCTTAACTCGTAATTGTCCTTAATGCGTTTAAACTCTGCATTAAGCTTGTTAAGCGTGTTAGCGCTGTTAAAATCATTTTGCACTTTGGCAAAGTCAAGCCTTTTTCTCATACTCTTTACCCAGCAACTTAAGTTGTTCTTGCACAAACTTGGATAACTCACGCAACATTAACATTTGCCCATCACGCTCACCAGCCTCGTAGCCCTCGTAATAGCTTTTAGTGCTACCAAAAATGGTGCGCTTTGGTTCTGGCATATCTGGCATTTCAACCTGCGGCACATCAACCTTGATGCCAGCTAGCGTTGGCTGTGCTAGCTTGGCGTTTGCCGCTTTAATACGCTCGTAGCTTTCTTTTTTGACTGCGGCACGCTCTGCCTTAAACTCTGCAAAGGTTTTGCCAGTTGCTGGGATAATGCTTATATAGTGTTCCGAGCGCTTAAAAATATCTGCAATTTGCTTGTTTTTAACGCCCATTTGTTTTAGGCTTTGGATGTTTTTAAACTCCTCCTCGGTAGTCCTTTTCATCCCTAATTTGCCACTCATATTTAGTCCTCCAACCTTACCAATTTGTCCATTGGTATTACTTTCATTTCAATATCTTTGCCTTGCTTGGTTTTCATCTTTTCAATATGGGCATCCCTACATACCGTGCTTTTTACTAGGTAAATGCCTTTGGCGGCGCTTTGCGTAATCTTAATTTTAAAGTCCTGCCCATAGGCTATTTTGTAGCGTGCTACTAGCACGGTGCGGTCTTTCCATCTGGGTTGCCATATCTCAATCATTTATGCCTCGCTTGGTTCTAATTGCTTAACACGCTCCTCGCAAATGCTCTTAAGCAAGTTGCTTTGCCCAGTTGTTAAGCTGTTATGTTCTACATAGCGTGCGTAATACTTGCGCACATCATCTGCGGCGTTAAGTTCTTGTAGTTCGCTCTTAACAGCCTTAATATCTAAACCGTTTTTATACTTTGGCTTATCATCAGCCGCACTATCATTTGCATTGGCTCTAGTAGTTTTTGCATACTCATCCGTGTCTGCATCTTTAGCATCATCAATAAGTAGCAAACCGTTTAGCGCATACTTGCGGCTATAACTACTTGCCGTGCCAGTAATTTGCGCCTCATCCATACCTTTTTTGGTTTCAGCCTCACGAGCGTAAGCTGTGTTGCTAATTGCTGGCGTATCATCGTTTTTGGCGCTGGCAAAGGTTGCCGTTGCTTTAATGTAGTAGCGCTCGCCAATTTGCACCATTTCATCGCTTAACACAATGGTTGCCTCGTATTTGGCTAGCAATGGTTTTACAGCCTCAAGGATGTCCTCGCAACTGCGGTAGTTATAACCGCCAAAGCTGTTGCGCTGGTTCTTTGGTGCTTTTAGCTCGGCTTGTATTGCCGCCAATTTTTCGCTAATCGTCATTTTCGTATCCTCTTGTTAGGCGGTCATATTCAGCCTTGCTCATCAAGTCCTCAACCTCCTCATAATCTTGCACTACGTTTTTTGGTTTAGCTTTACCACGCTTACTAATGCGCCCACCTTTACTGCCAGCGATGCGTGCAAGCTCGTGGTTAGCGGCAAAGCCGCCAGTATGTCCGTTCTTGCCGCCCATAGCGCCAATGCGTGCGTAGTAATCGTTGCCGTGTAGTTTTTTGTTAGTGGCGGCGCATTTTTTGCCGCCAGTAATCGTTCCGCTCATATATTCATTTGCCTTTCCATTAGTTGTTAATTTGCGCCATCGTAAAGCGCTCAATTTTTAAATCACGCTCTAGTTCATCAGCTTTGGTAAGTTCGTTATCCATCTTGCGCAAATCTTTTGCTAGCTTTACGCAAGTGTTAAACTCTCTATCGCTTAATGTTCTAGCTTTATGTATTAAAGTGTCCAAGTGTTCCCAGCCAGCGCCTTTTTTATCGGCATACCTAAATAGCTTTGCTAGCTTAATAAACGCTTTGTAATCTGCGTTGTCTATATCTCGCAAATCATCTGCTAATTTGGTAAAGCTTGCTGTGCCTCTATTTGCAACCTTTATGCTGTTGTCAGCTACTTGTTTAATTCGTATATTCATTTGTTTTAATCTCCTATATTGTTAGTGTTTTTGTTTTGTTAATTTACTTTACGCTTTTTTAGTTTGCCTTTTACCTACCTTTCCTTTAACTTGCTTGCTTATAAGCGCTGTGAGGCAACTATCTAAACAACCTTAATAACTACCTCATTTGCGCCTACAAGCGTGGCAATGCCGCTAGCTTTAGTGCCACGCACATAAAGTCTGTTGCTAGCGGTATATTAGCTCTAAACAACGATGTCCAAGTGAGTTAGGTATAAAAAATCAGCCGTTAAGGCTGTTTAACAAGTCAAAATTGATGTGGTGCGGGTTAAGAGACTCTAACTCTCGACCTCTTCCTTGGCAAACCTATACACTTAATTACTAGCCAAGGCGCAACGCACTCAATAATCGTTGTTAAGCATTTTACATCTTAACTTTCCTTTTTCATCTGCCTTAAAGTGCAACTTTACGCTTTTATTGTAAGCAATAGCGCACAAAAATACAACTCTTGTTTTTACATTATTTTTATTGCCTAATATGCTAATGCTGTTTGGTATATCTTTTTAAGCTGTGGGTTGCTGTAATGGGTATAGATGCGTGTGGTGTCCAAACTGCAATGCCCTAGTAGTATGCCTACGCTACCTATATCCACATTACGCTCAATTAGCCTAGTAGCAAAGCAATGGCGTAGTGTGTGTGGGTGTATGCCAGCAAACTTGCCGTGTGAGCGCATACAAGCGTTTTTAAACACGTTGCGCACCGTAGCCGTAGTAATTCGTAGCCCATTAGCTTTTTGCACAAATAAAGCGCTTTCATTGTCTTTGCGTGCGTTTAAATAATCGGCAATAGCTTGCTCTGCCTCCTCGCTAATAAAGCACAGCCTAGGCTCTTTGCTTTTACCAATAACAATAAATTGGCGGTCTTTAATATCGCCCTTGTTTAGTGCGCATAGCTCGCCAACCCTAATGCCGCTACTATACAGCACCAGCACCATAGCCTTATTGCGCAAGCGGTTAAGGCGGCTATAACCTCGGTATGGTGCGCTAACTAGCTGTATAAAATCTTTAACCTCCTCATCGCTGGGTATATCTAGTAATCGCTTTTGGCGTTTAGCTTGGCGTATTAAATTGACATTAACGCCAACCTTGTAGCCGTTATCTACGCAATACCTTAAAAACACACGCAAGTTGCACACATAATTGCTGGTAGTATCTTGTTTTTGGTAAGCCATCAAGCTTTCCCTAAACTCCCTAACTACTTGCATCGTTATATCTGCAAGCTTTATGTTGCCTACATATCTGTTAAATAGCACGCCAAAGTAGTGGTAGCTTTCAAGCGTATTACTACTTAAACCTCGGTATATGATTTCATCCTTTATAAAGTTATTAAATACATCATTAAAATACATCTCTAAACTCTATATAGATATTTCTTTCTTACTTTTAATTAAAAAGATTTCTATATAGACCTTTCATTGTTAAAACTTGTTAATAACGCACTTAATAAATTGAAAAATTGCTAACTATTAAACAATAACTTGTAAAAAAATAAAGCAAGTAGCGTGTTGCTAATTACTTATGCTTGCTGTAAATATAAAGTTATTTTTTAATAACCACCAATAAGGCACAAAAACTAAAGCCCACTATTAAAAGTTGCTGTTAGTTTGCTTTAGCAAGTATGCACAAAAGATTTATACAAAGCTTTTATCTTTAGCAAATTTTCTGCACGCTGTGCCTCTGGGATATTATTGCAACTGTTGCGTAGCGTTTCCAGCCTTTCAGCCTCTCGCCTATCTGCTAGCGCCACTAGCTTGCGGTTAATGTAGCCCTTAAGCATCTTTACGGTTGCGGCTACTTTACTGCCAGCCCAAATGCTGGCTAGCCAATGGCTTGGGTTATGTTTGCGCTTGGCTTGCTCTACACTCTCTTTAAACTCATCTGGGTATTTGATTTGCCTACTCCTAAAATATGGCAAATAGTTATCATCTTTAATAAGAGCGCTGGCATCGCCTAGCCGTGTGCGCATTGTTTTAACCCTTTTTGTGTCAAGTTTATACATTAAATACCTCCATAAACTTGTATTGTTTATATTGTGAGGTAGTAAAAAACCGCTACAAAAATGAGTAATTTTGAGGCGGTTTTCAGTAATAAGGTTGTTTAGTAATTTTATTGTAAGCTATGCAATTTTATATTGCAAGCATAGGCGTAATAAAAAGTTATGCAAACAAAAAACGCCGCCTTACGAGCGGCATTTTTCTTCTGCTGGTGGCGTTAGTTCGTAAGCCCTGTCATCAGCTTATTTTTATTATAGCACTTTAAAAACCCACTCCGCAAAAGAGTGGGTTAGGGGTTAGCTAACTACATCGCCATACTTAAGACAAACTGCCAACACGAGCAAATCGCACACGCCATCAGTTTTAACATATACAACGTTGCCTATATCTACAACGCTAACTTTTGTTATAGTGTTAAGTTCATCGTAGAGCGCTTTGGAGTTTTTAACGTTTATGAGTTCAAGCACCATAATAGCCACCTCCTTTAAAGTGCGACCCCTCTCTAATTGTAGCAAGGCTCTAGCCGCATTTCCCAGCTAACACTATTGGCTATGTGGTCATACCCCACACCATAAGGATACAGTTTTGCTGGACATCGCCGCCCTCTGCCCAAGCGGCAATACGCTGGATGCCATCGCCGCTTTCTTGCAAAGCCGATTGCGTTTTGACTAGCGTGCCATTAGAGCTTTGCGATGTCCAAGTTCGCCAGTTCCAACCGCTACCCATTTTTATACTCTGCGCCTCAATGTTCGTATCGCTGTAAGCATCGCTCTGCGTGTTTGCAAAGTTAGTCCTGCCAGCATATCTAGACGTTCCAACGGTTGAGCCATTGCCAAACATTGACGTTAAAATATAGCTCCTATAATTACCATACTCATCCTCCGCCCTTAACTGGAAACCGCCGTTAGCACTTGGCTCGCCTTTAAACGCAACCTTTAACGATGCATTTTGATAAGCCGCTGGTATATCAACATAACATATGCGGTTATTTGCGGCGGTAGCCGAGGAGCTAATAGCTGTTCCTAAATGTTGCCAGTATTGGTTAGACGATGCACTCTGTATTGGTTGCCAACCTGTCCAGTAGCC